CCATTGCCAAGGCGATGTTGGACCTTGGTCCTGTCTGGCTAGACCGATACATCCGGTTGATCCTGTCGGAAGCTATCGCAAACGGTCTAGAGTACGGAGTTATTAACGGTGCCGGCGAACAGGCGAAAGAGCCAATCGGGATGATCCGAGACCTTGACGGATCGATCACGCCTAACGTTGGGTACCCCGAAAAAGACCCGGTTGTAGTAACGGCTTTTGATCCGGACACGTACGGTGGGCTGATTGCGTCTCTGAGCAAGAACCGCAACGGCTTAAACCGCAAGGTGACTGAAGTTTTGATGGTCGTCAACCCTGTCGACTATTTTACAAAGGTCATGCCGGCCACCACGTATCTGTTGCCTGATGGGACGTATCGTAACAATGTGTTCCCCTTCCCCACCCGGGTAGTGCAGTCCGCCTACGTCGATGAAGGCAAGGCAGTATTCGGTATCGGCAAGCGGTATTTTGCCGGCTTAGGTACGAGCAAAGGCGGACGAGTGGAATACTCCGATGAGTACCGGTTCCTCGAAGATGAGCGGGTATATCTGACCAAGCTCTACGGTACCGGTCAGCCGAAGGACAACACGTCTTTCATCGTGTTGGATATCTCCGAGTTGGAGCCCTTGCTGCCGAAGGTGAAACTCGTCGAGGAAACGCCAGAGGCATAAGGAGGCGAACCTAATGTCTGACAAGATCAAGGCGCGGGTAGTGCGCACCTTTCGCAATAAATACAGCAAGTCTCTCCATAAGCGGGGAGACTTGCTTAATGTTTCGCAAAAGCGGTTGGAGGAAATAAATTCCACTCGCCACGGCGAGCTGGTCGAGTTAGTGGAGGGCGAGGAAACGGGGTGAACCCATGCTCAGCGCCGTTAAGAATTATCTCAAAATCACATGGGACGATGAGGACGCTGCGCTCCAGACGATAATCGATCGTGGGAAAGCGTATCTCGATGATCTGACAGGGGCCGAGCTCGACTTTGAGTCCGACGGACCTGCCCGCTCCTTATTACTCGACTATTGCCGCTACGTGTATAACAACGCCAGTGAATATTTCGAGGAGAATTTTGCCACGGAGTTATTGAGGCTGCAGCTGCAAATGGGGGTGAAGGATCATGGATCGGCTGAGGAGTCAGGACCGCCTGGATAAGATGCGGGACCTACGCCGAGTCCGGCGTCGCAAGATCATGATCCAAAAGCTGACAGAGGGCGAAGACGAATGGGGCAACGCCATCACCGAGTGGGCACCGTGGCGGGAGCTGTGGGCCGATCGTGAGAGCCTGTGGGGTCAGGAGTACTTCGCGGCCCGGGCAGTAAACGAGCAGAACACCGTGACTTTCGTTTTGCGGTACGTGCCATTTTTGGATCAGCTGAACACGACGCATTACCGTGTGCTGTTTACACCAGTGTCGATACATGATGACGATCCCACGACAGACATAACGTATGCCATATCGTCCTATCAGACGGGGACTACACGAATCAAAAAACAGCTGCAGACGGAGTACGACATTGTCCACATAGATCGATTGAGAGACGATGGTATGTGGATTAAGCTGCGGTGTCAGGAGCGTGGTGCAAATGGCAAATAGTGTGTCTACGGGCGATCTCGCCTCAGAGTTGGTGCAGGCTATTGCGGACTACACTGAGGATGTAGCGGCAGCGATTTCGGATGACGTTACCGAAACGACTAAGGCGATAGTGGGCGAGATAAAAAACACTGCCCCACGTGATACAGGTGAATATGCACGCGGCTGGACACGGCGTAAAGGGCGGAGTCCCGACGAGGTTTCTTACACGATATATAATCGGACCAAACCGCAGTTGACGCACCTTCTGGAGCACGGTCACGCAAAGCGTGGCGGTGGGAGAGTTGAGGGGCGGCCCCACATCGGACCGGCTGTCGATCGGCATATACCGGCTATGGAACGACGTGTTGAGCAGATCATAAAACGGGGTGGATAAAGTGACGTATCTGGAGCTTATACAGGAGATGCGACATGCAGGTTTCCCCTGCACCTATCACCATTACCCTACGCCACCCTCACCACCTTATACGGTCGTCCTATACGCATACAGCAATGACGTGCAGGCAGACAACCATAATTACGCAGACGTAGGTAACTACCAACTGGAGCTTTACCACACGATTAAGCACCCGCCCAGCGAGAGAAAAATCGAAGGGCGGCTACGAGAGTTGCGGATTCCGTACCAAAAAACGGAAACGTATATCGAGAGTGAGGGCTTATATCAGATTGTTTACCAAGTCCAACTTTTAGGAGGGAATTTTGATGGCGAATAAAGTACGTTACGGACTAGAACAGGTACACATCGCTTTTCGGGACGATGACGAGAGCGGAAAACCGTCTTGGGAGACCCCCATTGCCATTCCGGGGGCAGTGAATTTTTCAGCGAATCCCGACGGCGGCGAAAGCACGTTTTACGCGGATAACACGAAATATTATACGCGCAACACGAACAATGGCTATACCGCTGAATTGGAAATGGCCCTTGTGCCTGATGAGGTTTTGGCACAATTACTTGGATGGGAAATTGATGGGAGTGGCATGTTGGTCGAAGACGCCGAAGGAGTGCCGGCTGAATTCGCTTTGATGGCACAAGTACAAGGAGACGCCCGTAACCGGCGATTTGTATATTATCGTTGTACTGCATCGAGACCTACGCAGACCCACGCCACGACTACGGACACGACGGAACCGACTACGGAAACGCTGAATCTGACGATCATGCCGCTTGACGTCGACGGTCGAAGACTCGTACGGGGCGTTATTGAGTTGGACGACGATAACGAGGCCGTGTACAACGGATTCTTTGACGACGTGGTGTTGCCGGCAGAGGAGGGCGAGTAATGCGGAAAATAAAATTAGGTGAAAAAGAAGTAGCACTGAGGGCCAGTCCGCTGGCCCTTTTGTTTTATCGGCAAGCGTTCAACAGAGACCTTATCGCTGATCTGATGGGACTCCAATCGTTGCAGAGTCTCGCTGAAGGCGACTTTAGCAGTCTGGATACCGTACTCCTTCTGCAGTTTGCGTATGCGATGATCAGGGCTGCCGAACCCAAGAAAAACTTTCCCGGGTTCGAACAGTGGTTGGGCGATCTCGACGGCGTAGATTTTAGTGACCCCGAATGGATCACCGCTGTAGCGGAGGAAGCGGCCGACGGCTTTTTTCGTACCGCCGGATCTACAGCCCCAGCAGAAAGATCGAAAAAGTGACGAACCGATTGACAGGATAGATCTACTACTACTTAGCAACGCAAAAAAGATGCGCCTGTCGTTCGACGAGATCAACTTGTTTAGAGTCCGAGATCTCATTGAGTTCACGAGCATCTATTTTGGAGATTCGTCGGGACGGCCGAAAGAGGCGTCGCAAGCGGATATAGATTTACTGTTATCGTAGAGGAGGGACACGCATGCAGGAGGTGCGTTGCCCCCATTGCAATTGGTTATTGTTTGTCGCCAGAACTGCTGATGTTGAAATTAAGTGCCGTCGCTGTAGACGGATAGTGAGAGTCAAGCTGAAGGGACAGAGCGAGCCGCACCGCTGAGTAGCGAGCCATGCCTGCCTGTTGTAGAGGCAGGTGAAGATTGTGGCATCGCGTATTAGGGGCATCACCGTCCAGATCGGATCAGACACGACGGGACTGCAGGCTGCTCTGTCCGACGTTAATAAGAGCGCTCGGGAAATCCAGAGTGAGTTGCGCCAAGTAGAGAGCTTATTGAGGTTTAACCCTCATGATACTGAGCTTTTGGCGCAGAAACAGCAACTGCTCGCCGACCGAGTGGAGACCACTCGCGAGAAGCTTGACACGCTCAAAATAGCCCAAGAACAAGTCAACGAGCAATTCCGGAAAGGCGAAATATCTCAAGAACAGCACCGGGCGTTTCAGCGTGAATTGATTAAGACGGAAAGCCAGCTAAAGACGTACGAAAAGCAACTCCGTGCCGCCAACCTGCAGAACCACGAGTTTAATCAACGGATGCAGGAGATGGGCAAAAAGCTGCAAGGTGTGGGCAAGCAACTTACCGATGTAGGTAAGACGCTCAGCACCCGCTTGACTGCCCCATTGACGGCACTAGGCGCGGTATCGGCTAAAACTGCCATGGATTTTGAAAGCGCCTTTGCCGGGGTCCGTAAAACGGTAACTGGTTCCGAAGAAGAGTTTGCTGAGCTTGAAAAGGGCATCCGAGGCATGGCCGGTGAAATCCCTGCGGCGGCGACCGAAGTCGCGAGAGTGGCTGAAGTGGCCGGTCAGTTAGGCATTGCCAACGAACACCTTTTGAGCTTTACTCGGACGATGATTGACCTGGGTGAGACCACCAACATGAGCGCCGATGAGGCCGCTACGGCCCTTGCCAGGTTGGCCAACATCACTCAGATGCCGCAGGACCAGTTTGATCGGCTCGGCTCTACGGTCACGCTTTTAGGAACAAACTTAGCGACAACAGAATCTGAAATCGTGCAAATGGGTCTGCGGTTGGCGGGTGCTGGTGCGCAGGTAGGCATGACAGAGGCTGAAATATTGTCTCTGGCCGGCGCCCTAAGCTCGGTCGGCATCGAGGCGCAAGCAGGCGGTTCTGCGATATCTAGGCTTTTGGCCGATATGCAGCTAGCGGTCGAGACGGGCAGCGATGTGTTGCTTGATTTTGCCTCTGTGGCTGGCGTCTCTGCCGAAGGTTTCCAAAAGGCGTTTGAAGATGATGCTGCGGGGGCTTTGGTCACCTTTATCCAGGGTCTGCAAACGGCCGAAGATCGTGGCATGAGTGCCATTAAGGTACTCGACGATATGGGGATTACCGAAATACGTCTGCGTGACGCACTGTTGCGTGCTGCCGGCGCCGGCGATTTGTTTAATGAGTCGCTCCGCCTTGGTACGCGAGCGTGGGAGGAAAACACGGCACTAACGGACGAAGCCTCGGAGCGTTACGGTACTACGGCAGCGCAGTTGCAGATCGTGCGTAACCGGTTACAAGACGCAGCCATTGGCTTTGGTGAAATCCTGCTACCCCCGTTGGTTACGGTAGCAGAAAAGGTCGGCCAGTTTGCTGACTGGCTGGGACAATTAGACCCTAAAATTAAGACAACTGTTGTCGTGGTTGGTGGACTTGCTACGGCTCTGAGTCCCGTCTTGATCATACTCGGGCAGATTGTGTCTTCGATCGGGACTCTCATGCCAGTTTTAGGGACGCTGGCAGCGTTTATTATGAAAACGTTGATACCGGCGATTATGGGCATCTCTGCGCCTGTAGTCGGTACGGTAGCGGCAATTGCTGCACTTGGTATTGTGGCATATGAGGTTTACCGTAACTGGACCGAGGTCAAGGACGCACTTATAAACCTTTGGGAGCTGCTCAAGGCATCGGCTACACAACTTGGCCTGAACATATCCTTAGTATTCGAAAGAATGAAAGGCACTGTACTGAGTGCTGTAAATGCGATCCTGGAGCGTCTCTCCGTTCTTGAAAACTTGCCGTTTGGGCTTGGTGAAAGGTTTGCCGGGTTAAGAGATAGCATCTCTGATAGTGTGGACGGTTCGGCCGATAAGATCGCTGAATTACAGCAGAGCCTTTCGGACAATGCAGTTCGCATGGCAGATGCAGTTGATGGCACAAAGGTCGCATTCAGCGATCTTGGTGCGGCAATAGCTGATGACGTTCGGTCGCTGGTCGATAATCTGACCGGCCAGACGACTGCGGCTGCAGCCGAATTGGATGAGCAAACGGATCTCGTTGGAGACGGGTTAGACCAGCAAGTCCAGACTGTCACGGAGTCGCAACAGGAAATGACTGATACTGTTGTGTCCGAGGGTGCCTCAAGGGTAGAGGCTACCAAAGAGTCGGAAGAAGAACAGACTGAGACCGTGTCGATCGAAGCCCGCAAACGGGCTGAAGCAAGGGCAGAGTTTGAGGCTGACTGGAATAAGAAACTGTACCAACTCACCGCCGACCGGCACGCTCAACTGGATGCTGAGGAGGCCGAAGCACTTGCCCGGGCGGAGGCTCTGGAAGCGGACAAGACTGCCATCCTCGAGTACTACTCGATCAAGCGGCAAGAACTGCTAGATAAGGAGATCGACCGAGAACGAGAGGCTGAGCAACGCCGTTTAGACGCTCTTGCAAAATTTGAGGAGGACTGGTCTCGTAAACTGTTTGAGGCTACGGCTGACAGGCTGGAACTTCTTGAGCGAGAGAAGCAGGAAGCTCTTGCCCAAGCTGAAGAACTGGGAGCCGGCAAAACAGCCATCCTCGAATACTATGCGCTCCAACAGCAACAGATTTTGGACGAGCAAGATAAGGCAAGGCAAGAGTCCGCCGAGCGAGAGGCAGCGGCACTGGCATCGTTTGAAGAGACCTGGACCCGCAAACTGTTTGAGCAGTCGGCCGATAGCCTGGAACTTTTGCATAGGGACAGGGACGAGGCCATACACAGTGCCGAAGAAATCGGTGCGGACACGACGGCCATTTTGGAATACTACGCAGCTGAAGAAAAGCGCATTCTTGCAGAACTCGAAGCCGAGCGGGAAGCGGTACGAGAACGGGAGTTAAAAGCGGAGCAGGACGCTCAGAGGGAGCGCGAACAGCTCCTACGCCAGTGGGAGGCGCGGCTGTTTGAGCAGAACGCCTCTGAACTCGATCTCCTAAAGGCGCGTATGCAGGAGGAGTTGCAACTAGCTGAGGAGCACGGGCTTGAAACGACCGCCATTCTGCAGTATTACGAGAACGAGCGGCAGAGGATTCTGGATCGCCGGCGAGATGAAGAAGAACAAGCCGCAGAAGCGTCCGCTAGACGTGAGGCCGAGGCATTCGAAGCCCGTGAACAGGCACGTCGTGACTTTGAAGAACGCTGGTCGGGGCGCCTTTTCGAGCTTCATGCGGACGAGCTGGAACGCCTGGAGCATGAAAAGAATGAGGCTATACGTCAAGCTGAAGAGGTCGGTGCCGATACGACGGCCCTCCTTGAGTACTATGCGGATAAAGAGTTAGAAATCCGGCGACGCCGAGCTGAAGAAGCGCAGAAGATTGCCGACGAAGAGGCGCAAGCTGAGCGGGAGCGCATCGAAAATCTAGATCGGGCCCGCATGGAGTTTGAGCAGTCCTGGGATGATCGTCTATTTGGGCTCACGGCAAGCCGAGAAGAACTACTCTTGCGTGAGCGGGAACAAGCGCTTGCTAAGGCAGAGGAGCTTGGGGCTGACGTAAACAAGATCCTGAAATACTACGCTCGACGGCAGGCCGAATTGGCTGATGAGATTGCCGAGGAGCAAAAAGGCGCATGGGAAAAGGCTTTTGATGATGTCAAGTCTCCTTTAGACCGTTTTGTTGACTCTATAGCGGAAGCGTCTGGGTCCATAATGAGCGCAGCCAAAGCCGTTCAAGCGGGCGATTGGAAAGGCGCCTTTTTGTCGGTATTGAGTGAGACGGAGTCTTTTGGCAAGGCAATGGAGCTGATAGGATCGGTTATGAGGCCCGTCGTGGCGCTGTTTGACTCGGTCTTGCGGCCCATCGTCACAGGCCTTTTGAATCTTTGGAACGGGATCATTGACGCTCTGGCGAGCATAAACCTGTTCGGATGGCGTCCGTTTGCTGGGCTAAAGGACCGCAAGGTCGATGTCCCCGGAGAGGGCGACGGCGGAGGGCGTACAGAGCGTGACAGCCGTGGAGGCCGACAGGTATCAGAGATCACCGGTCCGACAAGAGACCTGCTCACGGACCTGCTCACACCACTCGCTAATCTGGGGACGATTGTGACCCCAATACAGGATATACGTGACATTTTAGATGCAAGAATGCCTGATTTTAACGAAATGCAGTTTAGAGGAGTAGGGGTGATGGGGGTAGGCAGCGTCGTGTTTGAACCCGGCTCGATCGTTATCCAAAGCACGGCCACCACTGGGGCGGCTATTAGTAGCGATCTCGTAGATGCGCTAGAACAAGAGTTGGCGGGACGCTTAAACTTTGGCGATAGGGGGCATGGTCGACAATGATTATGCTGGTTAATAGGGCGGGAGCGGAATGGCGTCTACCGCCTACCATCCTATTTAAGCGGGTGCCGTATGCTGTCCACGTGCCCTACCTAGCGGTCGCCGGTACTGACGGTGCCGTGCGGACCGGTAGGGACGTCGTTCAGCCGAGGCAATTTGCCTTGGAAGGTCGGATCTACTATCCGGGCGATAAGGCGCGTATCAGGCGAGAATTAGAGGACCTGTTACAGTTTTTGATGCAGCCTCCGATCGAGGTACATCGCCATCATAGGTTTCTGCTGGCACATCCGCTCGGAGCACCCCAAGACTGGATCGACGAGGGAGCGGAGCTGGGGCTACAGCTGCCGATGGTGGCACTCGACCCGTACTGGTATGGGGTAGAGGCAACGCACGAAAAGGCGGGGGCGACGTCGTGTACGATCGACGTTGACGGCACGGCTCCGACGGACCCTCTCGTGACGATCGAGATTACAGCACCGGGTAGCGGGCTACATCTAGTCAACACGCCCACAGGCCAGGCGATAGAGTTGGACGGCGATTACCTAGCGGGCGACGTCGTGACGATAGACACGGCGACATATGACGCACGGCTCAACGATGAGCCGATCATTGACCGCTTGAGCGACGAGTATATAACACACGGTTTTGAGTTGGTGCCTGGGACGAACGAGATAGAATACACAGGGCCAGAGGCCGACGTGACCATTACGTACCGGCCACGCTGGTATTAAGGGAGTGATGCAATGATGTCGTCCAAATTCACGAGGTTAAATCGGGAATCAAATCCACCCTCGGGCATGTTCGCGTCGCCCACACCTCAATACTGGGACCGTGACACACAACGTCCCGAGGACGTGGAGGGGTACGGAGGGGCGCCGGGGGCTGTGTTGTTCGGACCAAACGGCCAGCCCATCACCGACGCTAACCCGCTAGAAGTGCGGGTGCGGGAGCTAGAAAATGAGCTTCAAGAATTGCGCGGGATGTTTTCCGACGGGGATGCGAAAGTGCAACTATCGGGCCATATAGAAGAGTACGCCGTAAAATCCTGGGGGGACCTGCCGCCGGACAGTGTGCCTGCGGGGTCGGTGGCTATGCTGATCGGCACAGACGATATACGCCAGTCTGACGGTGCAGAGTGGGTGGTGTTGGCATGAGCTTGTTGACGTACAGTTTGATAAAAAAATACCTGGACGAACGCTTTGGCCGCATCGAGCGAGCCTTAGGTACACCCATCTACGGTGTTGCTTGGGATAAAAGTTCTGATCCCACCCTCGTTCGTACCGATGACGCAGTGGGGATGACCGCCGGTGTCGGAGTGGGTGACGAGCTGGCAATCAACGATTTTGACCACGTGCCCATCTTCGGTGAGATGCATGATGTGGTAGACAGTTACGGCAATGTTTTTGTGCGAATTCCGAAGCTCTACATCCGCAAAACCGACGGTCCGGACCTCAAGACTTGGCAGGTTTCGAAGGTGCGTTACCCAGGCTTCTACCTGCCGTGGTGCTTTTGGGACTTTGACAGGGGCATTGAGCTGCCACATATCGACGTGGGCAAGCATCTGGCCAGCCTGGGCGAAGGGGACCGCCTGGAGTCCAGACCCGGAACATATCCGCTGGTGAACACGAATATTGTCAATTTCCGCGCCTACGCACAAAATAACAATACGGGCGAGGCACAGGGCTACCAGCAGCTCGATATTCATGTCCAAGACCTATTGCGGACGCTGATGTTTGTGGAGTTCGGGACGCTGAACACGCAATCTGTGATGCGAGGGTTCGTCGATGGGGAGTATAGTGATTCGCACGTTGCCCTGGTTACGGAGGCGGACGCTAACCGCATCATCATTACGGAGTCACAGGCCGGCGGTTACCGGGTGGGCCAGTCCCTCGGCATCGGATCGTCTCGGTCGAGTAATGCCGTCGTTGACTACCGGACGATTGTTTCGATCGAGCCCGAAGGCGAAGGCACAGCCCTCGTGTTTGACGGCGACCCTATCAACGTCACGGAAGGAGATGTCGTTGCGAACCGGGGATTTAAAACAGGGTTCGGCCAGGGCGTTGCCGCATCGTCCGGGAGTCCCGAAAGCAACACCGACGGCAAATGGCCGTGTGTGTACCGGGGCATCGAATCCCCTTACGGAGATATTTACCAGTTTGTGGACGGCGTGAACATCAACGACCACCAGGCGTGGGTGGCGCGGAACCGGGACGACTATGCGAGCAATGTGTTCGCGGCTCCCTATGAGCGGCTGGGGTACGCCAACAGCGATGCAAACGGATACATCGTGGAAACAGGATCGGATCCAGAACACCTGTATGCCGAGTTTCCGGAGGCTGTCGGAGGGTCATCATCCACCTATTACGCTGATTACTACTACCAAAACACAGGACAAAGAATCGCTCGTTGCGGCAGTTACTGGCTCCACGGCTCGGGCGCGGGCCCGTCGTTCTGGCGCCTGAACGTCTCGCCGTCGAGCTCGCGCGCGACCTTGGGCGGGCGGCTTCTTAAAACCCCTTGATCGGGGGTCTGGGGGCGA